TGTGATGGCTAACGTCAAAATCTCCAACCTGCCAGCGGCAACATCCCCGGTTGCATCGACTGACGTTCTGCCGGTTGTGCAGGGCAGCATAACGAAGAAGGCCGCGATCAACCAGCTTGGGTTTCTCCAAGCCGGCACGGGCGCCACGACGCGCACGATTCAAGCGAAGTTGCGCGATACCGTGAGCGTCAAGGACTTCGGCGCTGTTGGCGACGGGGTGGCTGATGACACCGCTGAAATTCAAGCTGCGTTTGATGCTGTGTCGGCGGGTGATTGCGTCTATTTTCCTCCGGGCACTTATAAGGTCAGCGGCATTAACGTCACCGGCAAAGCAGTTACTTTCCTCGGTTATGGTGCGACGCTGAACTGCACTGGCGCGACGGGTGCTATTTACAAGACCGATCACGGTAACAAGTTGACCGTCAAAGGCTTGGCGTTTACTGGTTCAGGCTCCGGCATTAACCACACTGCGACGCCCTCGACGACTGTGTACGAAGAACTCCGCATTGAAGAATGTCGTTTCGACATGAACAGCGGTGTGTACGGCATTGTGTCTAGTGGTTCCCGCGAAGCCGAGATTTCTTCGTGCTGGTTTTACAACACCAACAGTGGCAACGGTTGCTATTTCAAAGACTCGGTTAGCCCGTTCGTCAATCTGTGCGTGTTCCGGGGCACAACCGCGTCTGGAACGGCGATCAACTATCCCGGCACCGGCACGGCGTATGACGCAGGGCTGTGTCTGACAGATTCGGAGATTATGGGCTGGACGAATGGCCTGATAGTGACCGCCTGCGACTGGCTGACTGTCAAGGGTTGTACGATTGACTACTGCTCGCAGTCGATCAAACTGACCAACCAAGACGGCGCCAACTTTACCAACAACTACATCGGGTCAGTCGCGGACAATCCGGCCTTGTGGATTACATCCACTGGTGGGGCATATACCCCAAACTACTCAAACGGCATCATTGTTGTAAACAACACTTTCACCGGGCACTACACCGGCGGCAGCACCTATGACTGCATTTTGATTGACGGTTCGCCGTCTACGCAGAACACGGTCATACAAAACAACAAGATTACGTTTTACACAAGATACGGCATCAATTTTACGGTTGTCGGGACGCAGTTGAACATTATTGGCAACTCGTTTGCTCAAGCGTCTGGATTCGGTGTGTCGCCGATCAGAAACGCGAGCGGGGCGGGCGATGGCGCAGTTCAAATCAAGCAGAACATTTTCAACAACGCAGTCACAATTGCCAACCTGAATGTTCAGTTTGCGGCGGTAAACGAAAACACCGGATTCATTACAGAATCTCGCGGTCAGGTTGTGGTTGGTGCAGGCGTCAGTCTGATCACGCAAGCGCACGGATGCGATTACACGCCAGCGGTTTCGGATGTGACAATCTGCTCGTCCAACATCAATGCGGCAACGGCTGTTCCATACATTGATTCGGTAGACGCAACAAACATCTCAATTCGTTTTCTGACCGCTACCGCTGGAACTTCTGGTGTGAACTGGCGCGTGCGTAGAGGGGCATGATCATGACCGACTTCCTCGCAAAACTTCGCGGCTCTTTGTACTCAAAGACCAGCAACGCAGCGGTCGTCGTGGCGGTCATTGGCGTGCTTGAACAACTTGCGCCTGGTGTGCTGGCAAGCGTCGTGCCCGTTCAGTACAACGGCCTATTGATCTCGGCGCTGGGCGTGCTGTTCTGGCTGTTGCGCTGGGTCACCAGCAAACCACTGGAAGTAAAGTGAAGACGCCCATTCTGGGATCGGCCTATGTTGCTCGCAGCGTCAATGCTGCGGACAACAGAATGGTGAATCTTTTTGCCGAGATTGTCCCGGAAGCAGGCAAAGAGCCTGCCTTCTTGCAGCGCTGCCCCGGCCTGCAGTTCGTCCGTGAGGTCGGCACCGGGCCGATCCGAGGGCTGTGGACGTTCAAAGGCTACGCCTACGTCGTCAGCGGTACAGAACTGTACAAGCTTGACACGGCGTACAACATCACGTTTCTGGGCAATGTAAGCGGTTCTGGCCCGGTCAGCATGAGCGACAACGGCATCCAGTTGTTCGTCGCCTGCAACGGGCCAAGCTACATCTACAACGCCAACACCGGCGTATTCGGTCAGATCACCGACCCGGACTTCCCCGGCGCGCATGTAGTCGGCTTTCTGGACAACTACTTCGTGTTCATCGAACCGAACAGCCAGAAGGTCTGGGTCACACAACTGCTCGACGGCCTGTCTATTGATCCGCTGGATTTCGCCAGCGCTGAAGGCTCACCCGACGATCTGACCAGCCTGATCATCGACCACCGCGAGGTATGGCTTTTTGGGGCTAACTCGGTCGAGGTATGGGTCAACGCCGGTCTGTCCGACTTCCCGCTGCAGCGAGTGCAGGGTGCGTTCAACGAGATCGGCTGCGTCGCCACACACAGCGTCGCCAAACTGGATAACGGCATCTTCTGGCTCGGGGCTGATGCGCGCGGTAACGGTATCGTCTACCGCGCCGAGGGCTACACCGGCAAGCGCGTCAGCACGCACGCGATTGAATGGCAGATCCAGTCCTACGGCGACATCACCGACGCGATCGCCTACACCTACCAGCAGGACGGCCACAGCTTCTACGTCCTGACCTTCCCGACTGCCGATAAGACCTGGGTCTACGACGTCTCCACGGGCGCGTGGCACGAGCGGGCGGGGTTTGCTGACGGTCAGTTCACCCGGCATCGCAGCAACTGCCAGATGAACTTCAACAGCAAGATCTTCGTTGGCGACTTCGAAAACGCCAACCTGTACACCTACGAACCGACGGTGTACGACGACAACGGTCAGATCCAGAAGTGGCTGCGCTCATGGCGGGCGCTGCCTACCGGCCAGAACAACCTCAAGCGTACCGCACACCATACCCTGCAACTCGACTGCGAGGCGGGCGTGGGGGCGGCTGGTGTCTTTGGCGTGCTGCTGGCCGAGAACGGCGACATCCTGACTACTGAAACGGGCGAGCCGCTGGATCTGGAGAGTTCCACCGACGCCGGCATCGACCCGCGTGTCATGCTGCGCTGGTCAGATGACGGCGGCCACACCTGGAGCAACGAACACTGGGCGCCGTTGGGCAAGGTGGGCGAGTACAGCCAGCGGGTGTTCTGGCGTCGGCTGGGCATGACGCTCAAGCTGCGCGATCGGGTGTACGAGGTGAGCGGTACGGACCCCGTAAAGATTGCCATCATGGGCGCTGAACTGATCCTGAGTCCGACTCGTGCCTAACATTCTTGAGATCATCCCGCAACGGGTGCCGCTGATCGACCAGCGCACTGGGCTGGTTTCGCGTGAGTGGTATCGGTTTTTCTTTGAGTTGTTCACGAAGATCGGCCCGACGACGTTCTCGATTGAGGACTTGCAGGTCGGACCGCAGAACTCAGAGGCACTGGCAGACGCTATCTCTATTGCCCAGCAGGCTCAACTTTTGAGCCTGACTCAATCGCAAGTGGACGAACTGGCAAAGCAAGTCGAGGCGCTTGCCCTAGCCCCGCCCACCACACCGCATCTACGCAACCGCGCCTACGGGACGTTCTACGACACCACCACGCAAACGGCAGCGGCTATCAACACCGCCTACGCCCTGACGTTCAATTCGACAAACCTGTCGAACGGCGTCTACATTGGCTCTCCTGCGTCGCGGATTTATGTAGAGCAAAGAGGCGTGTACGACCTGCAGTTCAGCGCCCAGTTGGACAATACCAGCGGCGGCAGCCACCTCATCTACATCTGGCTGCGGATCAACGGCACAGATGTCGCCAACTCAGCCGGCCAAGTGCGGCTGAAGGGTACAGACGGCGAATTGGTAACGTCGTGGAACTACGTTGAACAACTTAACGCCGGCGATTATTTTGAGTTAATGTGGTCTGTCGATAACACCTCAGTGCAGGTGCTTTCGCAAGCCGCAGCCGCCCCGGTTCCGGCAATTCCGTCTATTATTCTGACCGTGACTGACAACATCAGCGCATATCAGGACTGATCATGGCCGCTCTTACTCCCGTCCCTAAAATCCAATTCTTTGCTG